GTGTACTAGCTTGTTTGGAAATTGAAATAACTGGTCTAGGAACTCGTTGTTCCAATCACCTTTGTTGAGGGTTACATATCCATTCTCAAAACGCCCTTGCAGCGCCCAGACAACCCTATCTGTCTTTTTCTTGTTACCGTGTGTTAGCTCATCAACCCTGAAGAAGGTCTGAGTTCGCTTCATAATGTCACTGAGGTAAGGCATAACAGCCTGTCTAGCGATACCCTTCTCGATACCAACCGCTATCGGCTCATACCTTTTAACAGCATCAAAGATTTTCTTTGCTGTTTCCTTAACATCCCACCTACCGTAAATGATTTCAGCGACCCACCAACCCTTCTCGTTGGCTTTAACTATGGCAATAGCTGTGTTGTCGAGTCGGGAGTTCTTAACACCCTTACTTCCCTCTTCCTCAAAACCAGCTAAGTCAACTGCAATGTAGAAGTCACCTGTGTCAGGCTCTTCCTCATCAAACTTTATCCAATCTTCTTTGAACAACTCGCCTCCGGCAGCCTCGAAGGATGCCATAAATTCCTGCCTGAAGCTGAATGAGGACATGCTTTTCTTAGCTGCCTCAATTTCTTTAGGGTCAAGTAGCGGATTGTCGAATGAAGTGAAGTGAAAAGACTTGAACGTCTCATCTTCGCCTTTTAAACCGTATTGATATAAATCGTAGAAGTGGTTACGACCCATCGGCGTACCAATGAACATAGCCCTTCCCTTCAAGTCAGCCAGTGCAGGGCGTAGAATTTGCTCCCACACCTCTGGTTTCATGTCTGCATACTCATCAAGAACAAGAAACTTAAGGCTAACACCACGCATAGTCTCGGGTCGGTCAGCCCCCTTGAGACTAATCGTCGCACCATTGATAAGCTTAATCTGCAAGTTGTTAATATGGCTACCTGTAATGACAGGGTGACCAACTTCCAACAATACTTGCCACATAATATCACGAGCCTGACCTTGGGTAGGAGCGACATAAAACACATGACCCTTCTGACTTTGTAACGCCTCTACAATGAGGCGGTAGGCAGCCAACCTACTTTTTCCTGTTCGTCGCCCAGCAGCTACAACGTGGAAGCGAGAGGTATCACCCCACACTTTTTTCTGCCACGGGAGTAACTCAATCTTTAAGTCACTCATACGCATCCTGCCTTGTCACTGGGTAACAAGCAGCATTGAGCTTTTCCTCACTGTCGTTGATGTAGACGGCACGAGCTTCACACTCAGCCATCGTCTTAACCTCTAGGTCACCCATCACTTGAGCAGCACCACCAGCTTGGATAGTGAACACGATCAGGAAATATTTTATCATTGTTTGCCTCTTACCTTTTTCGGAATGTTCCATAACCCATCCCAAATTTCCTTTGGTGAGGGCAACAGCCATCCGAGGATTAGCAATAACAACACCCACGGTGGGATGTTCTGTATTGTGGTTTCCCCATGTGCCTCAATGGTTGTTTCAGCTTGGTTTAGCTTTCCCAACTCAGTAACAGCACTTAGGTCATTTTTAATGGCATCGCCTACGACGACACCCGTTTGGTTATTCTCTTTACCCACCTGAGTATTAGCGGCTACGTTTGTTCCACCACCAATGCCAGGAATCATAGCACCTAGCATAGAACATCCCGCCAAAATACTAATAGAGAGCCCTATTAGGAAAAGCGACCTTTTCATCATCGTGTGGTGAAGGGGTTAGATAAAATGCTCTTTTTACCTAACAGCTCTTCCATAGAAACGTAGTCTGGTTCGGGTTCTGGCTCTTTGTAAGAAACCATCTTTTCTTCGTAGTCCCGTAAGTCATCTGGACTGACTTTTGGATTATCAGAGTATGTTGTAAACTTCTCTTCATAATCTCTCATCCCAGAGGGGATTCCTTGTATTGGAGTAGAACCTACATTTCGATCCCACTGTTCTAACTTTGCTGGTAAATCTTTGTTAGAACCTTTCCAATGCCACTTAGCCCATGCCAAGTTTTGATCTATTTTTCCTGTAACTAGATCATTAAGTGATGTTCTTGCTGCTAGTGTTTTATCAGCTAAGAAAATAATATCCTGTGTATCAGCAGATAATTTTGAGAAGTCTGGGTCTGATGCGTTTAACACCTTTCTGTCAGCTGCTGGTAAACTATTTAAAGTCAACTCATTTGCTTTTAAATACTTCTTTAACCGAGAGACAGCATCAATATTAGAACCAGAGCCTTTACCAGCTTTAACTTCATACTGGTACTTACCACGCCCAGGTCCACCACCAACTTGAGAAATTGTAGGATTGTCGTTTGATTCTATCTGACTAATATTGTTTCGCCACTGCTCAAAAACATTAACTTGCTCAGGAGTCCACCCGCGCTTTTCTGCTTCTTTTTGCAATAATGTTTTGTAGTTAGTTTTCGCCATATTTGTAATCCTCGACATCGACAATGTTGTCGTCACTTCCAGCGATTGAGACTGACTCGCCAACCCCGGTAATTGTAATGTTAACAGAAGGACGAGAACCCCCTGCCTTATCTTTGTCGAAGTAGGACATCGGAAGCATCCTATCGACCAACAGTTTCCACGCTGCTGCTTGGTTCTTATGTTCATCATCGAGTGCTGCATCTAGAATGGCATCTAACACCTTACGGCTTTTAGGGCTATTCATAATCCTAGCCTTAAACTCCTCAATAGCATAAGCATCCCCTTTAGGGCGACCTACTGGTTGTTTACGTGCTTCGGCTAGTGCAGATTTTGATGGTCTGCCTCGTTTCTTTGGAGTTGGATTGTCCATTGCTGGTTCCCTTAATAGACCTGATAAGTATATAGTCTGTTAAGAATCTTATCTGGTCTTAACAGGATTATATAGTCTATGAAACTGATATGCTTTGATCTGATCATCTTATCAATCCTCATATCCTATATAGTATAGTCATTATAGCACATTTTTTCAATTTTGTCAAGTCTTTTTTTCATATTTTTAACAAATATTTTCAGATCAGGGCAATTTAGCTGTTCAGTCGAGATCGACCGCTAACAACCAGATCAGGTTTTTTGTTATTCCTTTTATAAGGTCAGATCAGTTTTTAGTACAAAGGGTTAAAAGTTCAGGTTTGTCAACAGGTTAGCCGTTATAGCCTTTATAGTGATCTGTCCCTAATTAAGACCTATATTACCTCTTTTTTGTATCTAGGTGGTACCCAACATAATCACATCGCCTGGAACCCCTCCCCCGCCCCGGTCAAGCTAGGCAATCAGATTCGGTAGGCTTCACAGGCTTGATAGGCTGTCTAGGTGGTGCCTATAGTAAGGGATGTAAAGGGCTGTAATGGTGCCTATATAGCCCACTTGTCCACAGGCTTACAAGTTATCCACACTATCCACAATCTGCACCACAATGACGCAGCAATGCACCAAAACAAAACATTGTGCACCATAATGAAGTATAAGTCCTGGCTTATATATAGTGGAATTGAAAACGACAGTATTACTAATCAGTCAATATTGGCGTTGGCATGGATAATGCATAATGTATTGCACCAACGGCGTTGTGTCGTTGTCCACTTTCGGAGTTATCAACATGGCATACTACGTACCAAAGAATTTATTCAACATTGACGCGAACCCCAAGACAATCAAGGGACAAAAGCTAGGGTTTCGCACAATGGTTCTTTACATGGCACCCCATAAGCTTAGCGGTCAAAACTTTTGTCCAATGGCGGAAATAGCGGGTTGCGTTGAAGCTTGCCTGAACACGGCTGGGAACCCTGCATATGCGAAAACCAAAGAAAAGGCGCGTTTAAATAAGGCGCGTTATTTCATTGAAAACGAACAGGCGTTCATGCGCCAAGTGATGCGGGAAATAGAACGCGAACACAAAAAAGCTTTACGCGATAACGTGACGCTATTAGTACGTTTAAACGGCACCCAAGATATTAGGTGGGAAAATATCAGGGTTGACGGGAAAACAATATTTGAGCATTTTCCGTTGGTTCAATTCTATGACTACACGAAAATAGCGAACAGAAAAGATATTCCCGCTAACTACGATTTAACGTTTAGTTATAGTGGCATTTTAGCGTATCAACCATTTGTCAAAACGGCTATTAAATCTGGTTTACGTGTTGCGGTAGTTTTCAGGGACAAAAAGAAAATTCCCGCATCGTTTATCGGTTTGCCTGTAGTTAGTGGGGATGATTCGGACGTGCGCCATATTGAACCGCACGGTGTCGTTGTCGCGTTATACGCTAAGGGTAAGGCGAAAACCGATAATAGCGGTTTCGTTGTTGACGCACCCGTGTTTCAGTTAGCCGTTGCATAGTGCAGCATTTTTACAACAGGGGAAAATTATGATTTCAGTACTATTTGTAAGGCGCGACAGCGCGTATAAACGAAACCCTGCATTGGACGTTTATGACGCCGACAGGGACGCGCTATCGTTTAAAGGGGAAAACCCTGTTATAGCGCACCCACCATGCCGATCTTGGGGTAAATTGGCGCATATGGCGAAACCGCGCGAGGGCGAACGAGAATTGGCATTGTGGGCGGTTGATAGGGTTCGGGCTAATGGTGGGGTTCTAGAGCATCCAAAGGGTTCGCGTTTATGGCATGAGGCAAATTTACCGATAGGGGATGAAATAGATGAACATGGCGGGTTTACGTTGGAAATAGATCAGTACGATTTTGGACACGTTGCACCCAAGAAAACCCTGCTATACATTGTGGGAATTTCACGCGATAATTTGCCTGCGTTGCCACCTAAAAATACGGCTATACCGACACGTTCTATAGCGGGAAATATTAAGGGAACGAAACGTTGCACACAATACCAACGGGAATACACCCCACAATTATTGATTGACTTTTTAACTGACATTTGTAAGGGGATCGACAATGCGAAGTGACAATTTTATATTTACGTATGACGTAGGGGACGAACTAGGGTTAAAAATGCTCAAGCAACTACGCGACAACGTCAAAAAGTGGAATGCCTACAATAAGGCGAACGGAATAAAACGTAAAATGGTAGTGCGTTTAATGGGGCGAAACCCGAACCGCAAACACAATGGGCGACACTACAGGCAAACCCTGCCATTAAAGTATGCCACACGTATTGACGTATATTTACACGAAACATTTGTTTATTAAGGGGGTGATATGAAAAAGTATGAAATTAAAACGTTCACGTTGTGCGGTGGGTGGGTCAATACGTGGATGTATGACGACACGGAACCCGTACAATTTGACACCTACTCAGAAGCGGAATTTGAGTTAAAATTACATTTGCAGGAGTTAAGGGAAGCTTGGGAAGAGGGGAACATTGAAGATGAACCAAATCCAGAAGATTTTATGATTGATCAAGTAAATTAAGGGGGTTCTATGCAAAACAAATTCAACACGCTACAGGAGGCGCTCGACGCCGAAAATATCGCTCATATGTGGGACTGTTCGCCTATCAACTACAATGAAACGCGGTCTCTTACGTACGATGACGGCACACGGTATGGACACTATGTTACAATCTATCGTGATGAACGGGGGTTGTATGAGCGTCCTATCCATTATTCTCGCAACTGAGGGGGTTTTATGCAAAAAGTGATTTTATCCTTGTATGACTTTACAGGGGAAGCGGTCAAACCGTGGGCGCAGCGCGGTCATGCCTGCTATTGTTTCGACATTCAACACGATGGACGGGTAGAGCACTTCGACGGTGGCGGTTCTATAACGTACCGAAAAGCCGATTTGCACTCTATCAACACGATATTTGACATTCAACGGGAATTCGAGGGTAGTAATGTAATGTTCGGCATGGGCTTTCCCGTATGCACTGATTTGGCGGTGTCAGGAGCCGCCCACTTCAAGCGTAAACGAGAGGCAAACCCTGATTTTCAGTGGCAGGCGGCGACTTATGCTATCTGGGTTGCTGATCTATTTGAAACGTTGGGTTGCCCCTATTTCGTGGAAAACCCTGTTAGTGTCT